TACTTAATGGGAAACCATTTGTTGTAGTAGACGGAGATACCGTTGCAGACACAGAAGGTAATAGATATCGACTAGATGGTATTAATGCTCGTGAAACATCTAAGATTATAGAAGATGATGAAGGTCTACGTTATAAGAGAGGTTATGTTGGAGCTGAAGCTCAAAAACAAGCTCTTATAGATGCCATCAATGATGGTGGCTATGACACAATGGAGTTGCTCGGTAGACGAGATAACAGTAAGGGTAATCGAGAGATTGTTGAACTTAAAAATAAAAACAACTCAAAAATATCTAATAAATTAGTTGCTTCAGGCATAGTAGAGGTTGACACCAACACTACTGCCGAAGCAATTAAATTAAAAAGAGCTAATGCCTTATTTAATGCTGTATATGGATATGAAAAAAACCCTAACCTATTACCAAGACAAGACGTAAGAGATGCTATGGATTCTAGAGGTCTTGCATTTAAAACTAAAGCGATTAACGAAGAATACTTTAATCCTGAAATAAACTCTGATGTTCAGTTCAGACGTAATGATAGAACACTAGATAATAAAGCAGTAGGCATAGGCAATCAAGCAGCAGTATCTTGGGGTGTTGGCTGGGATGGTATTAAAGAAGGTTTGTGGGGCTATGCAGATGCGGTAGGTCAAACTACTGGATTTGAAATGTTAGAGAACTTAGGTGAAGCTGGTACTAGACGAGCAAGAAGTGAAGCTATGCTTGCCCCAAACACACTTATGGATTATGAAGATGTTGATAGTGTAATGGATGGTTTCTCTTATGTCTTAAACAATGCAGCAGCTTCTGCACCTTATATGATCACTACATTTGCAGCCATGGCAGCTGCAGGACCTATTGCAGGTTTAACTGGAGCAACTTCTTTAGCAGCAGGAGCTACTTTAAACTCAGCAAGGCTTATAGCAGGTGTAACAAGAGCAATGGTAAAAGGTTCTCCTTCACTCATTTATGCAGGTCAAGCATGGAATGAAATGGAGGGAGATAAAGGTATAGCACAATTTGTTTCAGCTTCTGTAACTGGTGTAGCTATTTCTGCATTAGAAAGATTAGGTTTAAGTGGATTAATGTCACCAACTACTTTGTTATCTTCTGGAGGCGTTAGAGCAGTAGCTACTGCATATAGAAACAAATTAGGTAAAGATAAAATAACTATTGCTGAAGCAGTAAAGCATGTAGCAAGAGTAACACGCTCAGAGCAAGGTCAGCTAGCTAAGCAATTAGCAGTTAGATTAGACCCTACTAAATTAGCTAGGTTTTCTGGAACACAGTTAGGCAGAGCTGCAATACTAGGTATGCTTAAAGAAGGTGGAACTGAATTAATACAGGAAGGTTTGCAAGTAGCAAACGCTGCACTAATGTCTGATAAAACTTATACAGCTAAAGAATTAAAAAATAGGTTTATGAATGCAGGAATTGCAGGTGGAGTACTCGGTACGGGTTTTTCTTCAGCAGGTAACATACACCAACAAACTAAAAATAGACTGATGAAAACAGATCTTGTTCAGAATCAGATGGAACGACAAAGAATAATAGAGCAGGCAAGAATACAAGATGCTACGCTATTACAACAAGAAGGAAGAAAAATAAATAGTGTTAAACAGAATATAAAAGAGTTTGATAATACTGATATAAATATCATAAAACAAGAAGGGATAAATGAAGATAAAATAATTGTTTATGATCCTGCTGGTAAACCTATTATAGCTACTGTAATAAAAACTAGTGAAAAAGGTGGTAAGATAATTAAATTAGAAGATGGATCAGAGCATATCCTCAATAATAGTGCATATTACGACCAAAGTATTTATGATGGTGTTGATATTGGTTTCAATACTGGTGATACTAATCAGACCCTTAATTCTAGAGACTTTACTAAAGAACAGATAGAAAGTCTTTTACCTCAATTAGAAAGTCAGATTAAAAGTTTTGAAGATCAAGGTGCAACTAACCAATTAACTTACTTAGATCTTAGATTAAAAACCAATGCATTAAAAATTAAACTTAAAGTTTTAAATGGTCAAACAGTAATTAAACCTAAAAACCCTGATATAGTTCAACAAAAAGAAATAAAGTTAAACTACACTGAAGGCGGTAATACGGTTGACCCTGTAACTAATAAAGAAAGATCAAATAGCAGTATTGTTTCTCGAATGTCAGATAGATATAAAGACACTAAAAAAGGTGTACGTAATTTCTTTAAAAACAATGATGACCTGTTTGATTACGTTGAATCTATGGCTAAAGGTGTAGGTCGATTAGTTAAAGCCTCTGAAGCAGTTGCAGTTGATATGAATAAATTAGTATTGAGTAAGACAGGCTTAGATATTTTTGCTAGAGTAGGTCAAGTAACTACAGGTGTTTATCACGCAGGCATGAACTTTAAACAGTACCATGATCAATTACTTCAAGATTATAAATCAGGAGTAGATGAAAACGATATAGCACAAACATTTGGATATAAGAACATAACTACAGGTAATGTAGGTTATATAACTGAACAGCTAAGGGCTTTCGGTGCTGCTAATGGTTTTCTTTTAGTTCAAAAGTATAGAAAACTAATGGAAAAAGATTCTACTAAGAAAGAAATTTACTTAGAAGAAATAAAAAGGAAGTTAGTTGCTAAAGGGTTTGATCTTAATATTGATTTAACTCAAGAGAAATTACTTCGAATTAATCTCGGAGCTAGATCATTACAATATTCATATGAAAGAATGCAAGCATCTATAGATGAGGCTATGGATAAAGAAGATTCTTCGCAAAGAAGAAATAAAAGAAAGAAACCAACTGTTAAACCTAATTATTGGTGGAGAAACAGAGGCTTTGATTGGCGAAAAGTTAAAGATAATCCTAAGAATTTTAAAACATGGTATAAAAATACAACAAATTCTTCTGATAAACAAGCACAAGAAATGTATGATAGTGTTGTTAAAAGAAATACGTCTAACGACCAAGGTCAATACTCACTTTTAGATCAGAAATTTACTCCATACGCTTTATCTGACAGATCAGATATGGTAGCAGGTAGCTTTGGAACAAAAAAAGGTATAGATGATTGGAGCAGTAATAATATATTTGAATCATTACATAATTCTCAGAATGAAGTTGCTAAGTATGTATCTACAACTTATTACTTTGGAGAAGGCGGTTCTAAACTTAACAAACTATTCTATCAATTAGAGCAAGAGCAGTTAGGTGAGAATGGAGCTAAAGATTGGACTCAAGATGATATCGATCAATTTGCTTATTATGTAAAATCTATTATAGATAGTACACATGGTAATTTTAATCGCATATCAGACCCTCGCTGGGCAGCAGTTAATAGGTTTTTAACTAGTTGGTCTATCTTTGCTGGTCTATCATTATCTACTATATCCTCTATACCTGAAACAGCTATGATTTATTTTAATGTTAAAGACGATGTTGAATGGCAACAAGCAACTAGTCGATTGATGGAACAGATGACTAATAGTTGGACTAAAGCAACAACTGATGAGTATGAAAAGACTAAGCGAATGACAAAGCAATCAGGTCTTGGTGATGATATGAATACGGTTGTTGATCGTTATGCTACTGGAGATCGAGATGTTGCCTTCCTTAAGGTACATGAAACATTCTTTAGGTTAATAGGTATAAAACAATTTACTCAATTCCAAAGACGAATGAACGCTGGATTTGCTGTTGATTTTATTAAATCAGGATTAAAAAATTTAGAGGTTGCACCGCAAGACGATGCTGGTAACTTTAAGTTTAGTGAAATGAATGAACTAGAAATGAGAACCTATAACCAGTTAGCTGATCTTGGAATGGATGTTGACTTCTTATATAAGCAATACATGGAAGTGGCGGAAGCATTAAGAGATCCTCTATTTGATATAACAGATAACCATATGGTAATGGATGAGGGAGTTAGAGAGCTATCTAATAGAGAGCTAGCGGCTATCTCATTAATAGAAAAAAGAAATAAGACTAATCAAAGTGAAGCTGAACTAGCTAAGCGTACTGAACAACTGATAAAAGAGATAAATGAACAAATACAAACAGGTATATATCGTTTTGTCAATGAGAGAATTCAGAACCCACAAGCAGCTAATAGACCTCTTTGGTTTCAAGACCCTCATTACCAGTTGTTAACTCAATTTAACGGTTTCATAAGTACATTTACAGCTAATGTTGTACCTAAGTTATGGAACAACCAATTAAGAAAAGGAACAGCAAAGGTTAAATACGATACGTTTACTCTAGTACTAATAATGATAGCAATGGGTGGAGCATCTCAATATTTAAAAGACCTTCTTAAGTTTGGAAAGCCAAGCCCTTACTTAGATAATATCGGATATGCACAAAGAGCATTATATTCATCAGGAGTAATAGGTCAGTTTGAAAGAGCTATAGATATTGCTGCACCACTATACCCTCAACGAGCAGATAGTGGAATACAAAGTGTACTCAACCTAGTGTTAGGTGAAGCTGGACCTTCGCTTAGAAACATATCTAACATAGCTTCAGGAGCAGGTAACTTAATTGCAGGTGATACTGAAAGAGGTTTAGGTGATGTGTTTAGAGCAGCACCAGTTGTAGCACCGATAACTGCATTTAGAAAAGGAGCAGTTGATATTGCACATTTAAGAAACCCAGTTAGAGACGTATCACTACCTAATAAAAGAGATATCATAGATATGATATTACCAAATTAACTACGAGTAGTCTTCCTAAGAGGCTACTCTCCCTAGGAGATTAAACATGACTAAATATTTCGCATCAATAGCAAACGCAAGAAAAAAAAGAAGAGAAGCAAGTGAATCAGATATTATTGCTGAAGAGATTAATACGGTTGCCGAGCAACCTACAATCGCACAAACAGCTACTGAATTAAAAGATCAGGAAATACCTACGATAGTAGACACTACTGATGAGATAAGTAGCGGATTACCTAATGAGCTTCAACAAGAAAGACCTAGGATAGAAAGAGATCCAATGGAAAAGATTGAAGAAAACATTAATCAAACTGAGGGAGCAGACTTTGATGATCCTAAAGAAGCACTAGTAAAGGAAGTAGCTAGAGTAGGTACTATCCCTGATATAGAGACTGGTGAAGTATCTAATGATCTAGAAGTAGCTAGATTAAAAACAGAAGGTGAATTAAGTAATCAAGAAGATAATGCAACTGTATATGATACAAACAATTTAGACTTTGTAACAGCAGATGAAGCTCGAAACAAACTTAAATTAAATCATGTATCAAGAGATGGTTTAGTCAGTTTAACTGATGGTGCTTTTGAAATAGATGATAACCTAGATGTTGCAATAAAACCTACGCTACAAAGTAGTGACGAGTTATCTGTTAGACTTAAGAATTTCTTAGCCGCAAATGGTTTGCTTGATGAGAATGGGCGGCTATCAGTAGCGGTATCTAATGCTGCGGCATTAACTCTTGGAGAGACTATTCAAGATGATGTGAATAAAAGAAGTCAAGAAGAGAGAGGTCGCTACACTGATACTATGTCAGAAGGAGCAGGCTTTGATTCTGATTTGTTTAATACAACTGAAAAAGAAAAGGCAGTAACTGGATTTAAAATTAATCCAGAATATATTAGAGGTAACGTAGCTAGAGGTGTGTTTGATAAGATATTAGAAAATCCTAATATAGTAGAGGGCACAAACATAATGACAGGAAGAGGTGGTGGAAGCCAGCTTCTAGATCCTTTCCTTTTAGATATGATGGATACTATACTATGGCAATCATTTATTGACTCAGGTTACTTAACACTGTACAAACGAATAGATCCTAAAACAAATAAAGTAATAGAAGAAAAGTATATAATCTCACAGAAAGGAGATGCGTATTATAATTCAACTAGACCTATACTAAAAGCCTTAAAGAAAGATGGAAGAATAAACGTATCATCTACTCCAAGTATAGCAGGTGGACAATCACTTCCTGGATTTGAAAGACAAAGAAGAGATGCAGGAGCTTACTCTTTAAAATCAATGATGGATGATAACTTAACTATTGAGAATGTAACTAAGCAACACCTAGGTAGTATATCTTACACTATTGTCAGAGACAGATTCTTATTTGCTAAGGCTATAGTAAATAATTTAATAAAAATAAATGAAGACGGTAGCTATGTTGAATCACTTAAAGAAATGAGCCCTGAAGGATTCTTCTCTACAAATCAATGGGCAACTTCAGTAGGTCTCGATGAAGGTAAGTGGAGAAAGTCACAGGCAAGAGCATACAACTATCAGCTATCTATTAATGGGCAAGATAAGTCATCAGAAGCTGAAGCCGAAAGAATAGCTAAAGCAAATGCACAAGCAGACCGAGTTATGCGAGCACAAGCTAAGGAAGTGTATCAAACTATTGTAGACGGTGATGCCCAATTAGGTAAAACTTTTTACAATAAGATATTCCATGCTACAGCAGTTGGTAGATACTTTGTAAGGAATACAGTTTTAAATCCGTTAGACAGTAAAGTAGTACGTAACATTGTAGGTAGTACTAAAGTAAATATGGTAGATGTTAAATCAGGTCTTGGCACAGACAAAATGGAAGACTTTATGTATATCATAGGTAAAAACCTAATGAATAATGATAATACTACTCCTTTAAAAGGTCAGAAGCAAGGACCAGATACAGAAGATATGGGTTGGAATGCAATCGTATCTGATGTTAAGAAAATATTTAAAGCAAACGCAACTACAGATGCAACATACCAAAGGTGGTTAAAGACAGGTCGCTTACTAAAAAATATTAAACCTGATGTTACACTTGAAGAATTAAATATTATCTTAGGAACAGAAGGAGCTAACGAATTAGGTAGCTTTCAAAAGCCTGATGAATGGGGCTATAAGTTTCAATCATTTATTGACTTTGCTAACTGGCATGAAGCAAGAGAAGCTTACAAACGAGGCGGAACTAATACAAGTTTCAGATCGTTAGCTCAGACACAACATGATGGTAAACAAAGTGGTATTGCTATTCAGGCTAGACAAAATGGTGATCAAGACTTACTGAGACTAGTAGGTGTCATATATAACGAAGAAGAAAACGTATTACCTCAAGGAGATATCAGAGATAGATTCATGTCTAACTTAGAAGAGTCTATTGGCACAGTATTCAAAGGCAATCCAGATAAAATGGCTATGTGGCAAGAGATCTTTATTGAATTTGACACTAAAGGTTTTTCTACTATTGCAAAAGACCTATCTAAAGTTCCTCTAATGGAAACTTCTTATGGTAAAGCAGCTATGTTTAACCAAGAGACGGTTATCAATTTTATTAATAATAAAGAATATATGGATGTGATTACAAGAAATCATGCTGCAGCAGAAAATGTCGGTAAGACATATCTAAGATCAGAGTTAATTAATGATATGAATCATCTTATTGAAGTTAACTTAGGTATAACATTAAACTTTACTCATCAAAAAATATTATCTAACTTAGGAACACTATGGTCTATGCTAAATGGTATCGTACCTTCTTATGAAGGACCACTTGGCACTCATCAATTCCTAGGTGGAAGAGAGAATACAGACACTGGAAAGAAAATAGTAGTGCAAACCCCTCGTGGACCAGTAGAACGTAATATTAAACGAACTGAAGCAAGGGGTGACAGGGTCTCTGCAAAAAAATTAAAGTTTAATCAAGATACAAATCAATTTGAAATGCCTGAGATGTCACGCTTTGGTCAAGAGTTAGCTAATCAAATAGCAGTGTTACCTGTTCAACAGATAGATGCAGCTATTATGGCAAAGACTATTAATCTAGTTAATAAAGGTCGTTCTGTACCAAAGTTCCTTATCCCAATTCACGATGCGATTATCACAGACCTCGATAGTGTAAGGGATTATCACGGTACTATAAACGAGCAATTTGAGGCTGTAAATAAAGATTATAAGATAGCCAGAGCAGTAAGGACTGGTTACTCAAAAGATTATAGTTCAATGAGAAAACAAATAGATCCAGAAGGCACTTATACAGTAAGCAGTGAAGATCCTTTAGGTCCAATTAATCCTCAACGAGCATTACATAGCTTTATTCTTAATGAATTTAATAAAGAAAAGATTAAAGACGACCTTAAGGGGAAGCCTTTAAATGACCGAGTAGTTCTAAGGAAAGGTAAAACTCGTGCTTCATTTTTAAAAGAAGTAGCTAAGCTAGGCTGGAAAGTTAACGGTGGCACTGTAAAGGGCTATGAGCTATTAGCAATGATCAGAGAAGTACAAGTCTATTTAAATGTCTTTCAACAATTACAAATGTGGGAACAGTCTTCGCTTAGAAAAGAGCAAAGGTTATATAAAGATAGACGTAATGGAGCAGACCTCATTAACAGAAATCCAAATTACCATACAAATTAAAAGGAATATTTAATATGAAAAGAAATTATAACAGACTTGCACTTCAAGGATTACAGATTGACGATATGGAATTTGTAGAGCAATTCGGATTAAATCCCGATGTAGCTTACACTCCACAGATAAATACTGAAATGTCAAATGCAATGTACTATAAAAATATAGAGCAAATGATTAATGACGGAGCAAGTGAAGCAGAAGCTAAAGCTGTATCTGGTCGAAGAAGAAAACAAGTTAATGACGATATTAAAAAACTTTTAGCATAAATAAACGTACCCCACAGGGAATCCTCATGGAATCCTTGTGGGGTATCTTTATTTTTAGCAGAAGAAGTAGTCTGAACCGACCACCTCTGTAATATCTAGCGAACCTATATTAGGTTGCTCTCCCTTATAACCTCTTCCGAATGGAATTGTATTATAAAAGTTTTCTTTATCGTACATCTCAACGAACACCTCTCTAGAGTCCTCCATCAAGTTCTCTATCTTACTTGCATGAGCACTAAATGAGTCATGCACAGCACCGAAGTCTCCCTCCCAATTAGCTACAACAAGAGCCATATGGGCTGCATCAGAGCTATGTACAAAGTTAGGGCTGATACCACACATAAAGCCTCGTCTATCTGGTATATCAGTCTTCTCTCTTATGACATGCTTGAAGCGTATCTCACCTGCTGGTGTGTTAAAGCCATAGCAGTCTACCTTAGCAGGTCTAGTCCTGTAGCATTCATAGATCACAGGGAAGCCTGAAGCAGTCTCCCACTCAATACCCTTACCTCTATCAGTACCATAGGTGTTTAACCAGTTAGTTAACTCTTGGTCTGCTAGTCGTTGTAGGTATCTCATAGTATCCAAAGGTCCTGGACATACATCTTGTATAGCCCTTATCACCTGACTACTAAGCTCATCACAATCCCATGTGTTGATGTTGTAATCCTTAGTGAATCCGAATTGATAGCAGTCACTATACATAGACTCTGACATCTTCTTCTGACCACAGCTATAGGCTCTAGTCATAGCACCTCTCTTAGCTATCCCTTTGCGGATATGCTTCATAGGCATACTACGCTCTTCAAACCATTCAGGCATCCTATCACATAGTCTCTTAGCGACTTGTACATAGAAGTCATTCTGAATCATCACAGGAGTAAGACCAACTAGCTCACCTGTAAGAGAGTCTTTAGACATAGCACCGAGGTGTTGCCAACCATTGTTAGCACCATCAATAGGCACTGGTAGTTGAGTGTAGAATTCACCCTTACATTGAGAGTACTTATACCACTCAATACAACAAGCAAGGAAGGCTATACGCTTCTCTGCCTCTTCAGCAATGATACCTATCTCACCCATCTCAGTGATAGTGTCTATATTCTCTTGAGTCCACCTAGCTCTATCTTCTAGAGTCATCTTGTCCACAGATATACTGTCGAGACCTTCATCTCTTAGTACCTTAGCGTAGTCTTCTGAGACCCATTCAGGTATCTCATCAATGCCATAGGACTGATTGAATGAACAAGCAGTGTGGATAGCAAGCCATAGGTTAGCGTTGTGATCAAACAACATACCCTTGGAGAATAACAACTGACTACGAGCTATATCTGCCCCTTGAAAGTTAAAGAAGGGCTCACTATAATATAGTCTACCCCTATAGTCTGCATCAAGGTAGAAACTAAACTCCTTGTCTAGCCACTTATCAGCTGCAGCCATAACTTCCTTGACCTCTCTATTCTTTGAGGCTTGACGTTGATATAGCTTAGAGTTCTCTAGCTTATCCTCTCCCTCGTATTCCTCTTGCTTAATAAACATATCCCAGTTATCTAAGATAGCCTTATGAACATCACTGTTCACTACAAACCTAGTTGCCTGTAACTTATCTATAGCCTTTACAAATGGCTTGTCAAGATACTTGAGGAACTTTTGTTCCTTAGATTTATCCCATGTCTTGATAACAGATTTACCGTTGTCTTGGAATAGACCGCTGATAGGTGGTATCGTGGTAGCACTAATACAGGTTGTTTTACCTGCAATAGCTTCCATATCGCCCCACTTCTCTGTGGAATGTATAGTCACAGGCTTACGACTCTTCATATGCCCTACTGATATAGTGAGGTAGCCACACATGACAAAGCCTTCAATCACTAAGTCACCGACCCTTACATGATCTCTAAAGTTAACATTGTCGGTGTCCCAACCTTCCACAATATATTTTCCTATTGCCATAGAGGCTTGAGTTATTGCTGACTCACCTTCTACCTTATTGCGTTTAAAGCAACGTTGAATTACCTTTCTGGCATAGGATATCATGTCTTCTACTAAATGATCTAGCATGTCAACACCATCTGTGTCTATCATACGCATCAACTGTAGGTTTCTTCTAGGCTTCACACCCAGATCTTGTCCTCTGATTTTATTCAAGAGATAGTCCTTTATATCTTCCATATAATTCTCTCTTTCTTTTTTGAACGAACATTATAACATGTTTACTTAACTTTTGCAAGTAGTTTTATCATCTTCTTATTCTTTAGGATTGTATATCCCGCCAAGTCTTTTTCATATAGCTGTCCGACCACAACATCAGTGATACCAGACTGCATGATAAGCTTAGTGCACTCAATGCAAGGTGAAAGCGTAGTGTATATGGTAGCACCCTCTCCATCTGTACTAGAGCGAGCAAGCTTACATATAGCATTAGCTTCAGCGTGTATAACAATGGGTAATGTAGCACCAGTTGTAGTGTCCTTGCACTGATTAGGGAAACCTTTAGGAGTACCATTCCAACCCATCGAAATAATATTCCCATCTTTAATAATGACTGCACCAACTTTTGTATCGGTGTCATGAGACATTTCAGAGACCCGCTTAGCGATGTCCATATATAGCCTATCATACTTCTCTTCCTTTTCTTTTAAAGACATTTCTTTAACTTTCTTTTTAATTTCATTTATCTCTATCATCTATTTGCACCACTATATAATTGTTACAATCACTCTCTGACCATTCAACTAAGTGCTCTACTACTTTATTCTTTCTTAACTGTTTAATTATTCTTTCAGCATCATCATGAGCTGGGATCGAATGATTCCTTGAGTATCTTACGTTCATTATCTTCTAGCTCCTTAATCCTATTCATTCGCATCATGGCTTGTGTGCGATACATGTTACGCTCCTTGGTGACCTTATCTAAGACACCACCAAGGAACTCTACTTCTTTCTGTAACAGTTGATAATCATAATTCATTATTCTAACACCTCAAAGTCTAAACCATCTGTCCACGATAGACGAGATGTGGTATGGTGATACTTAGCAGCACCAGCTGGACCTGTCCTACCAGTGAACCTTGACTTGAGTACAGTGAAGTTGATAGTGTTACGTACATCATCATTCTCATCTGTCATATCTCTACTAAAGCCTATGATATCAAAGGATATTTGCTTAATAGAACCAGAACCTTTGATGTCATCTAGACTAGGTAGCTTACCTTCCTCAAAGTTCTTAGAGCCTACAAGCCCTTTTCTCAGGTGACTTATAATACCTAGCCAGATGTTATGCTTCTTAGTTATCTTAAGAAGATCTGACATGACCTTATCTATAGCCTCATTACCACTATAACCTTCAGCACCCTCGGATACTGCTATAGTGATATGGTCTAGTATGAGATACTTACAGCCCATCAGAGCCATATACTCTATCTTATCTATCAAAGACTCATCACCAACAGAGCCTTGATGATCAAGCAATACTAACCTATCAGTACCAAACACCTGCTTAGAAGCTTCCTCTTGCTCCTCCATAGGCACATCATACTCTTGTAGGTTCTGTCTCAACTGCATCTGAATAAACTTCTCAGCAGTGTCACCGACAGATTCCTCTAGTGATATCATACCTATCTTATCTTCAGACTTACCTAGTAGATCTAGCACTATCTCTTTGATGACAGTACTCTTACCACTACCAGTACCACTAGTAAACAAGGTGATCTCACCGAACCTCATACCTCTAGTCTTATCATTGATTCCTCTAAGGCAATCAGGATATGGTACACTCTCTCTTGCTTGTCGCTCAAGGTACTGCTCCCATACTGCCTCATGCCCCATGATAATACCTGCAGGGCTATAAGGCTGTGCATCCCATATAGCTTCCATGACTCTCATGTATCCACCATCAATGAATAGATCACAAGGATCTTTAGAGTTACTACTAACGACCTTGACCTTATCTATACCGATGATATTAGCAGCTTCTTTAATTGCTTTCTTACCTGCCTCATCATTATCAAAGAATAAAACTACCTCATCAAACGATCTGATCCAAGTCCTATTGAGGAGTAGACTCTTGAGGTTAGTCGATGAAGCCACGCTAATAACTGGGTAGATCTTCTTATACTTGTTGAGGGAAGCTTGTGCAACCGCCATCGCATCGAACTCTCCTTCCGTAATGACGAGCCTCTTTCCTCCATTTCCAAAACTTTGACTACCAAAAGGCTGGACATCTTTAAATTCTCCTACAGTTCTGAATTGCTTAGGCATCTTACGTACCTTATAAGCAACTAATTCATTGTTAACGTTATAGTAAGGGTAACAGAATGACTCTATTTCTAGAGAGTTACCGCTCTCATATATAACTCGTACACCGAAGTGTTCTGCTATCTCTTTAGTGATACCTCTTTCTCGGCAACCCCTCACATCATTAAGGGTACTCTCAAAGGCACTTAAGTCTACACTTATCTTTGACATATCTGTCATGACCACTTCCTTTCTATTATCTAAGTTCTGTATATGAATACCACATACAAAACAGAATCCATGATTGTCATCGTATATAGCAAAGCCATCTGAGCTACCACAATCATCACAACTAGTCTTACTTATCTCTTTACTTTCCGTATAATCTTTTCTCTTTGGCATAACGATTTTCCTTTCGTTTACGTCTTGCTCTATTTGAACGATCACCCCGTTCACCTCTCTTACTTCCAAACAACTCTTCCCAAGGCTTATCAGGTGTTGTATTGTCTGGTCGCATAGTCTTCTGTTGTATTGTATTCATTGTATTCCTCTATAAAAGATTTAGTTAACATCCATCTCTCACTACCGAGTGTCTTATTGTAGTAAAGCTTTTCTCCACCTTCATCTACAGCAGTGAGAACATTATACTCTAATTGATATTTGATTTCTAAATAGTTTAACGCTGATTTATCTGGTGCTTCATGTAGCATAATGAAACCATAGTCATCTTTATTACTAGCTACTCTATCAGCTATCTCTGAGCTAGATGAAGCGTATGTCTTCCAATTAGACTGTCTAACTCGTTTACCCTTACTGTAATTCCAATAAGATTTCTTACCTATATAGCTCTTACCTGTACTTCTCTCAAAGATAGTATAGATAAAGCCCTCAGCCTCATAAGGGTTATTATTAAATGTGACCTGCCATTGACCATTGGGTCTTGCATCATCACCAGTAGCGAGGTAAGCCTTCTGATCAAAGGCAACACACACTACGCTACTATTAGGGTTGACCCATACAGTCAGGTCACCCTCCCACTTCTTCTTGAGACCTAGCTTAGTCCTTAGATTAGACTTACACCTTATCTCACCATGTT